GTTTACCTTTTGTTGCAAGTAAACACATTTCGGGGTTTGATCTTGTCCAATAACCTAAACCTGTAAACATACCCATATCATTTTTATTTTGCTTCGCCCATGTAAAACCTACTGTTTTGTATTTGAAACCCCACGCTTTAATAACTTCCAAAGCTTCTGGTAGCATTGGGTCAACGCACCACATAAGTAAGACACAGTTGTCATCAGCAAGATCGCTAACAGGTAACTTACAAATATCAGATATAGACATGCAATCATAATGCTGTGTTGCATTACGCCCATCACCTTTTGAAGAGTAGCTTTTAAAGTGCCAGGGTGGGTCTGCATATATTACCTTATAGGTTTTAGAGTTCCAAGTCTTGAGCTTCATTGTATAATCCTCGCATAGTACTTTTAAGTCTATCTTTATCTAAATCAAGTTCTAGTTCGTCAACGTATTTGTCTAACAATGCTGTTGTGTCTTCTGCGTATTTTACAATATCATCTGATACGTTATCAGCATTTGTGTCTGAAAAATCCTCTATAATTTTTACTTCGTGTGCATTTGCTTTTAATAATTTTTCAGTAAACATATCAAACTTATATAAGTCTTTTTTATTTACTACAATTAGTTTAACATATTTTCTTGCATACTTTGATACATCATGATTTGTATAATCCTCTTGAGTATCATCGTAATAAATCTTTTCAAATATTGTTAATGGATTTACTATTCTTTCTAAGTCCATTGTTTCAGTATCAAATATATGAAAACCTTTTTGGTCTTTGTAATCATTCCAATAAATCTCATAAGGATTACCTAAGTAATATATGTGTCCGTCATCTGACTTGTGATGAAAATGTCCTGTGAATACTGTATGAAATTTTTTAAATAATTCTTTCTCATATCCTTGTTCATTTATTTGTCCTTTATGCATTTGGAAACCTTTGACTTCTAAATGACCCATACAAACTTTTGCTTTACTTTCATCTATCATACCCATAGAGTAAATGTAATTTTGTGGATTGATCCACGGCATCATTAAAATATCTAGTCCACCAATATTGACATCTTGTGCCTCTGCATATAAATGAAAGTTTTTATGTTGTTGTCCTAGAAGTTCTTCTAGTGAGTTAACATCATTTGTATTCTTATAATAGATATCGTGATTACCAACTATACAATGAAAGTCAACCTCTAAATGTTTTAGTGGTAATACAAATCTTTCTCTAAAATCTTTTGCAGTTTTAAATGAAACGTATTTTCTACGATCCATAAGATCACCTAAGTGTAAAACTGTTTTAATATTATGTTGCTGTAAATATGGAAAGAATACACCTTCATAAAAATTATAAAAAAATTCTGAAAAGTTCTCGTTGTCGTTTCTAGCACCAAAATGTGTATCAGTAATTATAGCAACTTTCACTCTTTATCCTCTTCCATAAAATTTTCAAGACCTTGATTAGAAGTGTCTTTAACTTTTTCTTTTGTTTTATATACAGGGCCATCTGTTGGCAACATAATTGTTGGATCGAATCCTTGAATACTATATGCAGTTGTATCACTAGGTAATTGTGTATGAGTTATGTATGCTGACTTTTCTATGATTTTGTGTTTGATATGTGTTTGCTTTTTTTCTTTTTGTATTCTTCTAATAAACGCATAGTAGATAATTTGTGTGAAATATGCAAACGGATTTTTAGATTTAGCTGGATCAAAGTTGTAAAGATACTGCAAACAATTTTCAATACCATCTGATACCATTTCTTCTTTGTAAGTATAATTTACAAAGTTAGGTCTGAATGATAGTCCGTTTGCTATCTTTAAAAAACATTCTCCAATGTAATGAGGTACAGGTGGTCTTTGATCACCTGACTCGTCTGCATCTTTACATAGAGATTTAAAGATTTTCATTTCTTCAAATAGTTTTTTATTATCTACATAATGTGCTGGGGATTTTTTTACTCTTGCTGCCATAGATTCTTTCTCATGTTATAGTGTTAAAGATAACATATAATACTATATGTTGTCAAGGTATTATTTGGTTAATGTAATTTTTTCTTATTAGGTGGATAATCACCCAATTCCATTAACTGATCTAAAAGTTCATCGTAATGTTCGCTACGAGGTGCATTGATATTTGGTCTATGTTCTCGTTCTCTAACTTCCCATTCTCTACGAGCTAATTCTGGTCTTTCTTTCAAAAATCTTTTTAGTTGTCTATTGTAAAAAGTTACTAGACCTGGTGATGCAGGTGCGACTGTAACGATGGCAGATTTTTTAATCTTAATATTACTCTCTTCTGTATAAGGATGCAACCAAGATGATAATGATAGAGTCTCCATGATACCAGTATCCGTTATCGCTGGATGTGTGTTCATCTTCATTGGATTTTGTATTGTAGTGTGTTCTTTAGATGTTGTAGGTTTAATATTACATACAATATCCTCACCATTGAATAGTTTAATTAAATACATATACCTTCCTTAATGCCATGTTTAAACGTGTTATAAGACACGCTAATGGCCGTTAATAGATTAATCATACATTGACCCTATCTATCGTGTAATCGAATTGTTCTTCGTTATAGATATTTATTCGTTCTTGAAAATGCAAGAGTGTGAAATTCTTTTTATTGTTGTGTGATATGTCGTCTGCTATGTCGAATAGTTTGACTTTATTCTTTGATTCTGTTTTTCTTAAACCTCGACCAATTGATTGTAGTACTTTTATCCGAGACTTATAGGGGCTTGCAAAAACAACGTTGTGTAGATTGCGAATATTAATACCAGTGGAAAACACTCCGTAACTTGCGAGTATAATGATATTATCTTTCTTTTCAGCCAACGCCCTAATTTGTTCTCGTTCATCCGTTCCTACTCCCCCATGTACAAAGTATGTTTCTTTGTCTAGTTTTTTAAATAAGTCTAATAACGGTATGCCATGTTTCTCAACTCTTTGATAAAGACATAATGTATTACCTTTAAGATTTTTATGAAGATCGTATATAAACTTATTTCGTTTTTTGTTTGATACCAAGTATTCAATTTCTTCGTTGTAATTGAAATCCTTACATTGCTTACTTATCTTCTCATCGTGCTTTAATACTAAACAATTAATTGACAGTTTGGCAATTGTGTTTTCATCCATAAGTTTTTTAGTTGTAGTTACTGTTTCTGCTTTACCAAACAATCCCTCTAGTACTAATCTGTTTGTTTGAGTACCATCAAGTGTTCCTGTAAAACCAAAACGATATGGACACTCTTCCAATTTTTCCATAATCATTGTAAGAGATTTTGCTTTAAATAAATGTGCCTCATCACCAAAGATAACTCCATAAGGTTTAAAAAACTTCTTAGACATCTTATATAATGATTGCCATGTAGAAATCACTACGGGTTTGTGTGTTTCTTTATCATGACCTGAATAAATTTTATGTATTTGTTTTTGACTCCAACCATATGATACAAAGTCCGAAGCCATTTGTTCTACTAGTGATGTTGTTGGAACAATAATTAATATCTTCTTTTTCATTATGAAATAGAATCTAACTAAAACATATATGATATATGACTTACCACTTGCAGTTGGTGATACAAATAATCCTCGTTGTTTTGCTAATGCACTCATGATACAATCTAATTGATAGTCTCTATGTTCAAACGGAATATTAAGTGACTTAATAAATCCTAACACATTTTTTTCTGTAACGTTAGCTTCATGTTTAAGATTATCATCTTTAACATACTTTACACCATTCTTTTCAAAAAACTCTTCTAGATATGGAAGTAGACCTACATAGATTTGATTGTTTCGTATTGAGAACAATCTAATCTTACCATCCCACATTCTGTTTCTAACTGTGGGCATAAACTTTGCACCAGGCACTTCAAAAGTAAAATATGATGAAAGCTCTCTTGCTACTGATGGTTCACAATGAACATATAGATGTACATCGTTTACTTTTTTTATCCAAGCTGACATTTTTGTAATACCACTAAGTTGTTTTGGATTGTTACATACTCTGCCTGTTTGAATTTATTAACCCAATCATCTACAAACTTTGTTACATCTTCACTTATATTGTAATCATGAAAAATACAATAACCATCGTCATCTAAATTATCCCAAAAATTCATTGTGTCTTTTCTTACCGAGTTTCCGAAATGATCTCCGTCAATTAAAAGACAACCAAATTTTTCTTTAGTGTTAAATGTTTTTGAATCTTCTTGTATTGTTTGTAATCTGTTTTTGTATGTAATAGGTAAATACTGCATTGTATCTTTTAGTTTAAATTTTAAATCTATTGATACAACTTTTCTAAATGTGTGAGCAGTTGCATCTAATAAAATTACAGTAGAACCACCTTGACCTATCTCTAAGATATCGCCATAAGTTTTTTCGCTGATAAAGTTATCAAGGAATGAGTATTCTTCATTTCGCATTTGTTTAATAGGTTGAAACCAAGCGTCTTCTATTATCATCCTAATAATCCTGCCTCAAATTTTTGTGCTTCTAAACAATTTTTTATATCCCAGCCTCTTGCCGATATAGACTTTAAAGCACCTTCAATATACTTACAAGTTTCGTCAAGATAAACTATTTTATTTTCTGATTTAATTATGTCTTCATCTGATTCGATGTAAACAGAAAGGTCGGTCTTAAGTACTTTTAAATCAAATGGTTTAGTGGCATATATTTTGGCGTCTGCCTTACCACCATAGTATTCCCATTTTTGTCTGTAAAGTACTTTGTACTCCCCTTTCGCCTTCGCAAGTAAGAAAGCGAAATTGGATTTGTAATCTAAAAATTTTGCGTATAGTTCTTGGTTCCGTAAAGCTTCAGTATCTAAGTGATCACGATTTACAGGAAGTTCTTTATATACAATTTGTTTTAATTCTTCTAGTGTCATAATAAAGATTACTATACATTAAAAAGCAAGGAATGTCAAGGGTTATTTTTTCTTTTTATTAACTCTTTTTTTCTTCTTTGCTACTTTTTTCTTTGCAGGTTTAATTGATTTAAACCAATTGATTATTCTTTTAAACATGTTTTACTCCTTAAACAAATTTGTTGATAGTATAATATTTATATTGAAAGTCAGCAGTTGCCTTTAGATAGTCCACACTTGATTGTTCTTGAGAAAACTCTAATGAGGATAGTGATACAGGATATAAGTCTTCAAACTTAACTTCTGCAATAGGATTGTTCTTGTTTGTTAGTAATGTTATTGTTGCATCTGAAAACATACTTCTTACTGCTGTAGCTTTTGATGTTTGTCCAATGTCTGTTGTCTTACCAAGTGTTGTTGATGGTGTAACTGATTGATTTGCTCTGAAGTCTGAGAATTGTGAATTTGATTGTGGGAAACCAATTGCCATAAGCCAATTATGTATTTCCATATAGTTATCAAAAGTTTCGTTAACTAGGAAACTTAGTGTAAGATTTTCAAAAGTTATTTCATCACCCATTGTAGGAATCTGTTTTAAAGGTGTAGGTATAACTGTCTCGCCCATGTTAACACCAGGCAAAGTTAAACTATTTACGAAAAACTGAACCTCAGGCAACTGATTAATTGTCAGTTGAAACTGTGTCGGTGATGCGTAATCTATATTATCGGGTTGTCCTCTGATAGCCATACTACTATTTAGTAGTATTCGTATCGACTTCTTGCCAACTTTCTTCGTCAGCTTTTCTCATTTTCTCTTTAATTGCAGGTGGAAGTGTTTTGTAGTATTCTATTTTTGCTTTGATACCATACCATATATCTGTATGTGTATGTTTTGAACATGATATTAGCGATAAAGATGCTACAATTATGAAGCACCAGTATAATGATAAAATGAATATTCCTGCTTTCTTTTTCATAGTAATTTTGAATAAAAAAAAGGCGCCCCGAAGAGCGCCTTCTTTAATTTTTTGATCCAAACTAGGATTACATTAAGTTTGTAACTTTAACTCTTCTGTAATATTTGTTAGAGTTCGCAGTAATTGTAGTAGCTCCATTTGAGCCAGCTGCAACTGTTCCTGTGTGGAACGGGTTCGCTGCGATTCCATATCTAGTTTTGAAACCGATTTTTGGTTGGAACGAATTCTCACCAACGGCTCTTACCATTTGTAGAGGTACATATGGACAATAGAACATACCAGCATCGTAAGGTGATGTTCCTTTGTAACCAACAACGTAGTACTGACTAGCAGCAACGTTAGCTGAATACGGGTCAACATATACTTTGTATCTACCGTTAAGTACACCAGCAAAAGTTGTGCTTGTGTCATCAACGTTTAGGTTAGTTGATAGAGCAGGCGTGTAATCTAATACACCAGCCATTTGTAGAGCAGAAGCAACATCAGCACTTGTAATGATGATATTCCCTTTTCCTCTTCTCGTTTGTTGTCCGATAGCATTTGCGTCTCTTTCGATTGCAAATAATAGTCCTTTGAATTTCTCAACTGACCATCTACCGTTAGAGTCTGTATCCAAATCGAAAATACCAGCAGTTGTAGTATTTACCGCAGCGCCTTTAACAGCAGAGTGGTAAATGTTTCTAACTACTTCTCTGTTGATCTCTGTTAAGATTTCAGCAGAAAGGATATTTGCTAATTCAGTTTCAGCATCTAAGCCGTGAACTGCTTTAAGGTCTTGAGCAAGTTCCATTGTGTACTCAGCTTTAAGAGCTCTTGATACAGCAGTTACAGTATGTTTTTCAATAGAGAAAGCCATTTCTGCAAATTCGTCAGTACCATCACCCAAAGTTTCAGCTTGAGTTGTAGTCATACCAGTTGCAGTAGAGTAAGTACCAGCAGAAGGTGAGTCGTTCAATGCAGCAGGGTTAGTACCAGATTGATCGCCACCGCCAGTGTCTCCAGCTGCGTCTTGGTTTGACAAGAATGGAATTTGTTCGTCAACTAATGCTTCAGCACCATCGCCAGAAGCTGCTCTTGCTCTCATAGCAAAAATCAGACCTGTTGGGCCAGTCATTGGTTGAACACCGCATACGTCATATGCGATAAGGTTAGGCATACTTCTTCTAACTAATGAAATTAGGATCGGGTCCCAATTGTCAACGTTAGCGCCAGTTGCGTTTGTTGGTGCAGCTTCGCCTAAGAAGCTTCTGTCTTCTCTCAAAGACTTCTCTTGGTTTTCCAAGATCAAAGTAGTCACAGCTCGTCTGTATGCATCATCGATTTTTGGTAATTCGGGATGCTCTAGGACTGGCTGCCACTTTTCTTGTAGATGTTGTGTTTGAAACATTTTGGTTTCTCCTTTTTTATCTATATTTATTAATTGCCGTTACTTACAGCAGTTTTTCCAATAGCGGTCATATATTTTGCCATTGGGGAACCCTCTGTAATGTCCTGTACAGCGGTGCCAGTTTCTACTCCATTATCAATACTTTTTGATTCAACCTTAATGCTTGGGAAGTAAGACTCTTTGATTGTGTTTAACTTTTCAGCGAAACCTTCTTCGTTAGAGTATTCTACATCTTGAGCTAAAGTTTGAAACTTCTCAATTTCAGTTTCAGTTAAATCAGAAGTGACATCTGATATAACTTTTTCTTTAATTAGATCAGAATTAGAGTTTTTCGTTTCAACAACTTGTTGAATTGTTTCTTCTAATTTCTTTTCTAATGTCGAGATTTTATCTGCCTGTGCTTCAAGTACATCGTACTTTTCATTAGGCACATCAATATAGTGATCTTCAAACAATGTTTTTAGACCAGATATAAAGTCTTCTGCGATCTCACCTTTAAGTCCTCTTTCAAGGGCAAGTTCGTTTTCTTTCATCCACTCTTCAACAACATAGTTTAAATAGTTGTCAACTTTTTCAGATAGTGAATTTCTGTTTTCAGTTTGAGCTTCAATTAACTCTGAAGCATACTCGTCTTCAAGTCTTTTGATCTCTGATCTGATTTTAGATTTTACAGCAGTTTCAAAAATTGTAGCTGCTTTGACTTTGAAATCTTCTGAAAGATTAGAGTCATTTGATAAAAGAGCATCTACATGTTCTTTAACGTCAACTGATTTTAGTCTTTCTTCTGTTTTCTTATCTTTTTCTTGTTCAGAAATTTCAACTCCTTTAGAGTCGAATGATTGATGTAAGTTTTCTATTTTTGCATCTGATAAAGAAGATACACCGTCAGTCATTTCTTTGACCATTTCATCTTTGGTTTTATTCATAGATGCTTTCATGTAAGAAGCATACATGTTTTCCAATGCGTCTTTTTTCATAGACTTCATTGCTTTTAACATTGTTTCTTTCATTTTACCTGTGTCTGGTTTCATTTCTTCTTCTTTGTCATGCATTTCTTCAACCTCTTTTTTTTCAGATTTAGCGTCTAAAGATTTTTCATCTTCTTTTTCTTCTTCTTCTTTTAATTTCGGTTGTGCATCTGGTTTGCCTTCACCTTTTTGTGGGGCTTGACCAGTAATTTCTTTTGCCTTTGCAACGACTTTCTTGACAGGTGCATCGCCTTGGTCTGGTGAGACCACTGCACTACCAGTATCTTGAACTTCGCCTTCGGGCTTCTTATCCATAGGTTCGGCTTTCATAGAGCCTTTCTTAGGAGCATCAGCACCATTGGCTTCTTCTAATTCTGCCAAAACTTCCGCTTCTAATTCCTCAATGGTTTTGTCTAATTCATTAGCCATGGGGATTTCTCCTTTGTGTTGTTTATATTAATAATTATTTATATAACTTTATTTATAAAACATCGGATTTACATAGGTAAATCTTCCGCTTGATAAACAAAGCGTCTATTCCGTTCTAGTTTTGTGGTAGTTGTAACAAAGTCATTTTCGTACTTTAAATCAGTATTCGAAAATATCGACATGTTTGTTGTGACCAACACATTACTAAAATTTCTTTCATAGTCCAATGTCATCTTTTCTCTGGTCTCTTCCACCAGTCCAACACTAGACCACATCTTGATGAATATGTTTGGTAATACCTTCATATCCCCTTTTAGTGTGTCTATGTTGCAAAAAACAACATCATACTTATCGTCAACAACATCATACCTAGATAAACTTCGTCTTGTAAAGATGTATTCCCCATTATATTTAAATCTTTGGATATACTCTTGTTGTTTGTCTTCAAGATTAAATCCATGACCTCCTTTTGAAGGCCGCCAAGTTTCTGCTTCATCAATGTTCGTTGCAGTCTTGACATCATTATCGTATTGTGCTAGGAAGAAATCTAAGTTACTCATTCCACCTAAACTCAACACGCTCTTAACATTATGATTACGAAATAAACTATTTAATATTTCCACTTCGTAAAGATCATAATGATAATAATCCTTTTTCTCACGATTTGGTTTTTGAATACGAGTCAACTCGTTAAACCAACTATACATAATATACCTTATTTATTTATAAGATTTCTAAGCTGCGTATGACTTAACTTTAGAAATCAATGAATCTGAAAATATCTTTTCCCATTTTTCATATATAGGAATTGCTTTTTCTTTCATCTTAATTTTGTCTTCTTCAGAAATTTTTGTAATAGTCTTACCATGTTTCTTTGCTTCTAACTCATAGTTTTCATGATCTTCCTCAGACCATTTTCTTTCTAGTCTTGCAACTTCAATAGCTGTCTTTCTAAAAATTTCTTGATCTTCATCTGACAAAGTTGACCAGAAATCATTTGATACCATGATGTCTGTAATAAACATGTTATGGTTTGTGTTCAACCAATATTTAGCTTTGGGAAATCTAGTGTAAGTATTTTCAACTGACTCTGCTTCCAAGTCTGACATTTCCAACCACTCTGTATTTGATTGAATAACTTGTTTTGAAGTTTCTACACCAAGCTCTTTAATGTAATCTTGGCAAACAGGATTTCCACCAACTTTAATTTTATTAGAGTTTTGTAGATCAGCCAAATTTGAAATTTTAGTATTAGACCCAAAGTTTCTGTATCCACCTGAATATGTGTATGCTAATCCTTGTACATTTAGATGATGAGATAATTTAAAATTTAATTCATCACCTAGATCACCTTCCATTGCTTTTGAACAATGATCGTGTGATTCAAATAAGAATGGTAAATCTAATGCTAGAAAATCTTTTACACCATCATGCATTTGACCGATTTTATAAACTTCGGTTTGTGACATTTGATAGTCATTGCACGATAACGCAGTTACAGGTAACTTACCTGTTTCAGCTTCAAAATGTTCTTCACTTTCTTTTTCGTGAATTACGATTTCGTATTTTCCTTTTGTTGCATCTTTGATTGCTTCTTGAAACGCTTTAGCTGTTCTAATGAACAGATTTACAGGTTTGTGTGCAATCAACCAATTTACTTTAATACTCATAATTTCTCCTAATTATAACTGTTTTAAAAATTTTGCAAATTCTAAACTTGCTTCAATATTTTGTCTTGCTTTTGCTTTCGCTTCTATTCTTGCTTTTGCTTCTGCAACATGAGATTCAATTAAACTTCCATGATCCCAAACCCACTCTTTGCCTTCCATTATGCCTTCAACGAAAGCACTTGGTGCTGATGGGTCAGATACGATATCACCTGCTGTTGCTAATTTAAAATCTGATCTTACATAGTTAGCAGCGCCTCTTTGATCTAGTGATCCCATACCTCTAGATGAAACTCCTAATGTTGCACCTTCGTCCATAAGATTTTTTACGATCTTACCCATTGGTGTATCCATTATTTTTGCTTCGCCGACAAAGTTATCTCCGTCTGCTTCTAGTTTAGTAATCATGTGTGATACTCTATCAAGATTTACTGTTGGACCTTCTGGGTGTCCTAACTCACCGAATGCTCTATTCTTTTCGATAAATTCTTTGTTGTAAGATTTAACTTCTTTCATTAAGATATCTTTTGGATATACTCTACCATTTCTATTCTTAATGTTTGATTGCATGAAAATTCCTCTGATCTTATAATTTTTCTTACCATCTTTTTCTTCGATAAGAAAATTATCTTGAGAGAAATCGTTTGCTTCTGTGATTAGTTTAACTGTTTCCATTATTGAATATTATCGAAACCCGATACCTTTTTGCATTTCATAATTACTGTACCAGTACAAGCACCATCGTTTTCTATATAGATATCGCCATCTACGCCTGATCCAGCATTATTTGCTATTGTAGGAGCACCTTGACCTGTGTGGTTATAGTGTCCGTTTCCGTTTAATGTAAACGCTGTTACGTTAGAACTAGCATTCCATTCTATTTCTGTTACTGAACTACATGTCCACCAAATTGAAACAATTGAAA